CATTTTCAGTTATAACCATTTTAAGAAATTCAGTTACTCCATAAGTATGCCAATTTTTCTGAACATTAATTTCAAAACCAATTGTAGCGAAAAGTTCCTTTAACTCTTCCAAATTAACGTCCTCTTTAGCCACCAAACTACCATCATCCCCCTGTGCCAAACCAGCAATGTACTTACGATTACTAAGTTCTTCAACCCATAGCTGTGCCACTAGATTAAAAAGTGTATCTATAAATGCAGTGATATATAAGCCAGAAGGTACACCTTTATTCCAGGTTCCTACATTAATTCCATTAATATCTAAAACCTTAATATTTCGCATCAGTCCAAACATCTCATTCTCGATTTCCAATGCGTCACCAATTAGTATTTCCTGACAATATAAATGGAAAGCCTCCCAAAAAATAAAATCTATATGCCAATCAAATTTTGCAAAGTCTATTGGAATAATGGCTCCCATACTTAAATGTAATTGTAACCATCGTACTTTATCGATTGCATCCATATATAAACCAAAACCGTTTTTTGGTTTACCAACAATATTTAGAAGTACCTCGAGTACGTACTTCCATTTGACATACATACCGAAAGGACTATTCGTAATTGTTCTAAGTTTCGGTCCCTTCTCATCCGGCTTAATAAATTCTGGTAGACCATTTGCTAAAATACTCTCAATTTTAGCAAATTTAATTAAATCGTCGTCAGAGGTACTAAGCGCTAATCCATTTTTATTGTTGATCAAATTATCGTTTATATAAAGAGTGCTTTGTTTTGCAGAACCATCATTCATCCAAGTATAGCGCGCAAGCAAAAAACTTTTAAAATTGGTAAATGTGTAAGAGTATGGTTTCCGCACTACCCCCAAAATCCGACGTATGATTTTTAATAAATCTAAACTTGTAGGCAAGATTTTTCCTCCCTCACTGACTAACCACTCTTTTGCACTACTTTTCCCTACGCGATCGTTAATTTTCGGATAACCAATAAATGTGGCCCAATCAACAAGTTTAATCCAAACAGTAACATCTAAAATTTTACTTAACTTATTTTTTGAAAAGACATTAAGTGCGCTTGTAAATTCTGCAAATTCATTAGGTTTTAACTTAACTATCAGATCAATTAGCTTAGTTAAATTAATTTTGCAGTATTTAAAATAACTATTAAGCACTGAACGTAAAGAACCATCATTAATAGTGGCAGCACGGACAACACCAATAGATGACCAAATATAATCCTCCCTTTGCATTAATTCAGTATATTTAATATTTTGAGTCTGCATATTTTCCCAAAAGAGACCTTCAACTGCAGACTCTAAGTTGAGGTCCTCAACACTGCTATATATATTATTTTTTAGAAATGTTCTCAGAACTCCCTTTGGCACTGTAAGGTATAAACTGTACTGCAACTGTCTCATCATACTGTACTATTGAATCATTATCAATAGCATTAAATTCAAAAGCGCTACGCACCTTGGGTATTTGGTAAACTCCTATAAAAATAAGACTTTGTTTATTCCCATATGCACTACGTTTAACACATCGAGGGGTCAACAACTGTTCATCTCCTGTTGTTATAAATGGATTTGCAGGAAAGTAACCTACTTGATTTGATAACCCATTAAGCCAATTGACCGGTATCTGAACACTCGTGTTAATAATTTCAGAAAACTCATTTAAGAATAATTTAAATAATGTATTCTGTGGCCCATAATTAAAGTACCATGGGAAACGGTACGCATTAGTAAAAGTAGATAACCAAGTCGCAGTAGTACCTTGCTTTGCAATAACACTTGTATCGTGTGTACTAAACAAATCACGTTCAACCTTCCTATGCAGTATGAGATTCGCTCTAGG